ATGAACATTGAGCGCCGGCATTTAAGTTTCAATCCGTTTTCTCGCCCAGGCGAAAAGCTCGATGGTGTGAAGGCTTTAGTGATCCACTGGGTTGCGAATGCCGGTTCCAGTGCTATGGCCAACCGCAATTTTTTCGAGGGTAGGAAGAATGGCAAATCGGGTTACGGCAGCGCTCATTACATTGTTGGCTTGGAAAGGGAGATTATCGAGTGCATACCGCCTACGGAGGTGGGCTATCATGTTGGCTCGAAATCATACACTCGTTTTGCCAGAGAGTGTCTGACTCTTGGCAATCCCAATAATTGTACGATTGGGGTGGAGCTATGCCATCCGCACGCTGATGGAGCCTTTTCTGATATTACGCTTGCATCTGCTGCTGCGCTTTGCGTGAAGCTGTGCGACGACTTTGGTCTCAATCCCTATAGAGACATAACAACTCACAAGGCGGTTGTCGGCTGGAAGAACTGTCCCAAGGCCTGGTGCGATGACCCGGGGGAATGGCAGCGGTTTGTTCGCTGTGTAGCGAAGATGAGGATGAAATGATTATCAAGATTTTCAAAAGTGGAACGTACCCGCAGGGGCGCTGGGATATGGAGCGTGTGCAGCGGCTTGTCGATTCCTACGACCCAGAGAATGATATTGAGGCACCCTGTGTTATTGGCCACAGCCGCTGGGGCGAATCTGATGAAAGCGAGTTCTCACACGGCTGGGTGAGATCGCTGTCGCTGAATGAGCAGGGCGAGGTGTGGGCTGATGTTGAGGCATCAGAAGACTTGCGGCAATGGGTGGCGACGAGGAAGCTGGGTTATGTGTCTATTGGCATTTTAGCTGATGATGAGAGGGACGAGGCAAAACCACCCAGGCTGGCACATGTGGCTTTCTTAGGCCGGACACTCCCGCAAATCAAAACAACCAAGCTGCCCCCGTTCTATTCAGAGTTCGGCATCAATGAAAAAGATGTATCGATTTACTCGCGGAAAATCAAAATAAAAAGAGATTTAATCAACGTTGAAACATTCGCTGAGTTCTCCGGTGATGGTGGTGGTAGAGATGAATCGGGGGATTTTCAGAATGTGGAAAAAGAGAAGGAGAGGATAGCAGGTCTGGAGAAGAGAAATTCAGAGCTTGAAGCTGCGCTGAAAGCCGAAAGGCAAAAGAGTTCGGAGTTTGCTGAAGAGAAGGAGAAGGAGGCTGTTTTGAGTCGTATTGAAAGGCTGATCGGTGATGGCAGGCTTCACCCTGAGTCCAAGGACAAGCTCAGTGAGGCGGCGTTAGCTGTTGAAGGGAGTTCGGTGCTTGTGGGCTCGCACCTGGTGTATGCGAGGATTCACCAGCAAGGTGGACGTGCAAGGCGAGGTGGCAGCGCGAATATACCACAGCGTAGATATTCAGGATTCAAAAAAAGCTGGCCTGAGAGGTTTATGAGTACTCCGGAAGTTCGGAGGTTTTTTACATGATTGGCGTAGTTAAGGCAGTTTTGAGCTCGGTGTTGGTAAGATCGGGTTTGAGCAGAAGCAATATAGCCCTCGATGCGCGTGCTGAACAAGCTATGGTTACCAATAGTACGGAGCTGCCTATAGCGTCGCTAATAAGCGAGCCTGGGCGTTTTGAGGCGGCGGAAATCAAGGAAGTCAAAATACAAATTGAGAATAGAACCCTGTACCGGCAGGTGCGCACAAAGCGTGTGCTGCCTGTTCTTGTGAAGGTAGTCGCCATTAACGAGTTGGAGGCCGGTAATCTACTCAGCGGGGTTATTTCCAATTTGCCCTTTGTTTGGGAATACCAGGGTATTGAAGGAGAACTGGAGCCAACCCGAGAAAAGTATTCAGATTATGACAGCAGAATGAATGGGCGGTATGAAGCTGCGGTTTTAGTTGAGTTTTCTGTTGATGTTGGTCCGAGTGGAACAAGCGCTGCTCCTATAAATGCTGTGGCGCAAGGAGGAGGTGAGTATGAAGAAGGATAGCGAAGAGGTAGCCGTGAAAGACGTGGTGAAGAAAGATATTGAGCTACTCGCTCAAGAGAGAAAGACCGACCCCGCCATTTTAGCTGGAGCTATGGAGTACAAGGGATGGATTCGGAGAAAGGCCGTAACAGCAAAGGAATTCTCTGATGCTATTTCTGAATTTCTGAAAGCTAGCGCTAGTGCGGACTAAAAGGGGGATTTATGGGGTTTTTACCGGATGTTGAAATAGCGATTAAAGACGGCGGACTGGGGCGTGTAGCTTCGGGGGATGATGCTCTCGGGGCCATCGGTGTGGGTTCGGTGCCACAGAGTGCTGTGGTGACTCTCTCTTCTTTCGAGGAGGTTAGTGAAAAGGTGGGCGATGGGCCGCTTCGGGATTTTTTGGAGGGGGTTTATAGCCAGGTGAATGTGCCCTGTTATGTAAGGGTGCTGCCTGGTACTACGCAGGGGACTATTAGCTCTGTGACTGCGAACTCGGATAACGCTGGAGTGGGTTCGCTTACGGTCTCCGGTGCTCCTGCAAACTGCTACATGTTCGAGATAGTAATCGAGTCGGATGGGGGCTTGAATGCTGCTACGTTCAGAGTGAAGAAGAACGGCTTGTTGGGTGACGCAAACACCATTCCTGCTGATGGTAGTTATACGATTCCAAGCACTGGGATTGTTCTTACTTTTTCGGCGGGTTCGCCATCACCCTCTGAAGTTTCATTTAAGGAAGGAGATCGGTTTTCCTTCACTACGAGTTGCCCGAGTGCCACCAATGCAGAGCTTCTGGCTGCTGTTGACCAGATAAAGAACAGCGGCGCAGCGCTGAGGCATATAGCGGTTGCAGGCTCTACTGCTAAGGCGTTCTGGGCGGCGTTCGCAACGAAACTGGAAGCTTTTACAGGCGAACACTTGTGGACCTGGGGCTCAGCTGCCCTAAGAGCGAGAAATGACGGGGAATCGACAGACGCTTATATCTCGGCGCTTGTCGGTAGCGAGCGCGGCTCTGTAGAGAGCAAGCGTCTTATGGTGAGTGCCAACTGGTTTGATGGTGTTGATATCGAGGGGTATAAAAGCGAGCGGAACGTGCATGGGAAGGTGGTGGGGCGTATATTTGAGATTGGTGTTGCAATCTCGCCAGGCTGGACTCGCCTCGGTAATTTGCCGGGAGTGGAAAGCCTGCTCTACGGCGTTACTCCAGCACAGATTAAGTCGCTCGAAGACGCTGGATACGCCACCTGCCGCTACTACGACGGTAAAAGGGGTGTTTATGTATCTGATAGTCATTTGATGACGGATGAAACAAGTGACTTTGATACTTCCACTCGCATCGAGGTAATGAATAAGGCGTGTCGGTTGGTACGGGAGGCTCAATTTCCGTATCTGAGGCAAGGGTTCGATGTGCTTTCTGACGGTCGGGTTCCAGAGCTTGCGCAAGTAGCGGCCGCAGGGGAGCAGGCTTTAGATTCTATGGCAAAAGACAAGGAAATCTCCTCGGGGAGAATAGTACTGGAGGAAAACCAGAACATTCTTTCTACAAAGAGAATAACAGAAGAAATACTGATAATTCCCAGAGGTCAACTCGATGAGATCAGGGCAACCATCCAATTTGAGAATCCGGCATTAGGAGGAGGTGAATAGTGGCAGGAACAATCAACGGGAAAAGATATGCGTATGTGCATATCAAAGTGACCTTTCCTTTTGGTCTTGTGAGTCTTTTAGATTCTATCGAGTACGACGATGAGGAGGCCGGAGAGGTTGTAACCGATATGCGCGGCATGCCTGCCGGGTATGTGCCCGGTGAGTATTCGGGCAGCTGCAAGGTGGAAATGGCCTTCTCTGAGGCGCAGAAATTTGAAACTGCTGCCATCGCGGCAGGTGGTTTTTACAACCTGCCCCCTATTCCGGTAGCAATAACATACGGCGATTTATCCTCCGGCCAGGCGCTTATCAACGAGGTGCTGGAAGTAAAGTGGACCAAGCGGGGCAAGGGGAATTCGAAGGGCGATAAGATACTGAAGCGTAGCTTCGAGGGAGTTTTGACAAAGCCCATTGTCTCGAACGGTGTGCCAGCATTGAAAAGGTTTTAGGAGGTATTGATGGTTAAAAAAGAAGTTCGAGATGCCATGGTGAAGGAGGGTAAGGAGCGCCATAAAGGTCAGTTGTTTTTGGCTGAGTATTCCTTTGCCGACCGCTCTGAAAACTGTGTTGATCTATGCTTCTGCTATCGAGAGCCGACGGGGGCGGAACTCCAGGCGTATTCAGAAATGCAAAGCAAGGACTCAATAGAAGCCAATCGATGGCTGATGAGGCAGCTGATTATTTCCACTGCGAATGGAGATGATGTTTTTCAGCTTGTCGGTCCGCACAACGTGGCTGTCGCCACATTCATAAGTGAATATCTGAACCCTTTGTTCGGGAGGGCTCTGGAGACAAAGCCGATTCAGAGTCTTTAAGTGAGATTGAGATGGAACTTTTATTCATCAGGCGTTTCTTGGGCATTGACGCAAAAGGCGAGCCAGTTTCGCGCATCGGAAAGATTCTCAAGCGGGCGGTATATGTCCGGGATTTGGAGGTTGATGTTGTAGCCAGGGCTATAGCAGAGGTTTTGGGAGATGCCTGATTTTTACAGCAAAATAAAAGTTTCGTTTATCGATGACTTCTCAAAGGGGGCGAGGGCTGCTCAAGGTCAGCTAACAGGGCTATCAGCGACGGCTGCTAACTTTGATAGGGCTGGAAAGACCATGATGAAGGTGGGTGTGGGCCTGAGGGCGGGTGTTACTGCTCCGTTGGTGGCATTAGGTGTGAGTGCATTTAAGGCTGGTGAAGCGCTCGATAGGAGTATGGCCAATGTGCAGAGTCTTGGATTGACGCAAGAGCGGGTTCTGGAACTCAAGCGTGGGGTACAAGAGGCTGCTATTGCGACTGGCACAGGTACTGATGTGATGGCTGCTGGGCTCTATCAGGTGGTGTCGGCTTATGGCGATTCTGCTGATACGCTAAAGATTCTCGAACTAAACGCTAAGGCAGCAAAAGCAGGAGTTGCGAGTGTTGAAGAATCTATTGCTCTTACGAGTGCCATAACAAAGGGCTATGGAGATACTTCTTTTAAGGCTATCGAAGCAGCATCGGACCTAAGCCTCACGATCGTGAAATTGGGTCAGACAGACTTCCCGCAGCTAGCGGCATCAATGGGTAGGGTTGTTCCTCTGGCTGTTAATCTAGGTGTTACTCAACAGGAACTAGGCGGAACTTTGGCAACCTTGACAGGGGTAACCGGTACCGCAGCAGAGGTATCGACTCAACTCAGAGGTACCTTGCAGGCCCTATCAGCGCCTACTGCCGCAATGACAAGATTGCTGGAAGAGCAGGGCTTCGCAAGTGGCGAAGCAATGGTGCAAGAGCTGGGGCTAAGCGGCTCTTTTTTGGCCATAGCGGAAAGCGCAAAGGCAACCGGGAAACCCCTACAGGCGTACATGGGTAGCATCGAGGGGCAGACCGCTGCGCTAACTCTCACAGGCGCACAGTTAGATACATTTGTGGCGAAGATGGAAGAGATGGGAGATGTCAGTGGTGCGACCAATGCAGCCTTTTTGGCGCAAACAGACGGCATTAATGCCAATGGCTTTGCTACGGAGATGATGAAAGTAAAACTGCAAGTGTTAATGCAGAATTTGGCAACTGGCTTGGTTCCCGCACTGACAGCCGCTCTGAGTGTGGTAAGCCCATTCATCGATAGAATCACCGCTCTAGCTACCAGGTTTGCGGAGTTGGAACCGGCACAGCAGAAGAACATTGTGAAGTTTTTGGCAATCGGTGCCGCAGTTGGCCCCGTGGTTGCTGTTGTAGGTGGCTTGACTCGCGGGGTTGGGGGTGTGATCGGGATGGTGAGCAAAGCTATACCGTTTCTAGGGGGTTTTGCTGCTGTTAATTGGGCCACTCTGGCACCAATTTTAGCAATAGTTGCAGGAGCTGCGCTATTGGCCGCCGGAGTTGCTGTTGTGATAAAGCATTGGGATAAAATTACTGAGTTCTTTGCAAAGCTATGGGAGGGGCTTAAAGGTATTTTTGCTTCAGCTATCGATTGGATTAAGGAAAAGGTGAATGGATTCGTCTCAGTCGTGCAGGGTTTCCTGGGCATATTCGGTAGAGGGAATAAGCAAAGTGGTATCGATGAGGCAATGCTGGCGACTCTTGAAGACGGCGCCGCGGGGGTTGTTAACTCTTCAAAGAATCCTGGGATGATGATTGCCAATTCTATTGATGATTATATGCCTCATTCGAATGCGAGGAAGGGACCGCTCGCGAAACTTACCGAATCGGGGTCTTCTATAGTCGAAACATTGAAAGTCGGTGCGGATAAGAAGAGACTAGACCTTTCAGGCCCCTTGGGTTTGAATCGCGGCGATGAAACTGCCTCTGTCGGTTCAACTGTTATCAATATTGATCACCTAACAGTCCAGTCTGAGGATGCGGAGGATATCTTCAGCTTCGTTCGCCTGCTCAAAGTAGCCGGAGGCGTGGCGTGATTCTGAGTGCTGATGCCTCCTCGCTCTCGTTGAATGGCAACGCTCTACCGGGAATTTTTGACGGGCTGAGTGTTGGGTCTAAGCTGCTGATGGACGCCAAAGCGGTGGAGGGTGGCAGCGGGAAGCAATACCAGGTGAACGGTTTTGACGATGCTTCTGTTAGTTTTTCGCTACGTCTTTTGGACGATGGGGAAGTGTCCAAAGAAGAAGCTCTGGCCGATATCGCAGGACGATTTAAGAAGTTCAACAAGGATGGAATGCCTGTCATTTATACGCTTGATTTTCCCCAGGCGCACGCGTGGAATCTGCAAGGTTGTCTATTCGTGCAGATGGATTCGTCCCAGTCCACCGGAAAACAAGAAATCAAGGTCAATCTGAAATTCGCCGAGCATCGGCCGGAAATTGCAGTGATTCAACAGCAAAAACAAAATGACTCAGCACAACAAGGAATTCCTGAGGCACCTAGCTCGCCAGTATTCACGGATAACGAGGCATCGGATATCCAGTTGGGGCAATCGCAATGAAAATAGATCGCCATGAGCTGGAGGTAAGATTTGAGGGTACAATTATCTTTCCTTCCCATATCGTGTTGGAGCAGTATTCTCGGAGTCTCCCCTACTGTCAGGTTGTTCTTTCCGGAGAAAATCGGCAGTCAACAAAAACCGGTGGCAGTATTTCTATCGGTCTTGATGGTGAAAGGTTATTCACCGGAAGCGTTCTTGGAAAAGGTCGTGCAAGAGGAGGCGATCTTTTGAAATGTGGTTTCAATCTTGCGCCGTCGATTGCCAATTTGCGAAAGGAGATGGCTCCCTATATTTTTGAGAAGCTTGCAGAGCAAAGTGCCGTAGAAGATTTTATTGCCGATATTCCAGAAGTTGAATTTCAACATTTCCACTGCTCTGGAGACGGCTGGGGTAATTTACTTTCTTTGGCTACCGCCCTCGAAGATTTTTCAGATGCGTCATACGATCTATTCTTCGATAATAAAGGCGCTCTTAATCTAAAGCCAGTGCGGCAAGCCGGATACCCAAAAGTTGAATTTGAAAGGGGTAAGAATGTCATTTTAATGGGCTATAAGCGACTAAAATCCTTCCCTGTTCCGCTAGGATATGGCGATCTAATAGGAGTAAATCAGGAAGTTCACCGAGTTACAGGTCTTCGATACGAAATTTCGCCAAGGAATTCTTTGATGGAGGTGTTTTTTTGAATCTCCCCCAGGTTGTAACTCGTTGGCTTGATACTGCGTTTCCTCATCGCCAGGGCCCGCAAATTGGAAAGGTTCTATCTTTTGGTTCAGGTGCCGGGGAGAACTCATATTCGGCAAGGGTTCGTGTATTGAAACCAGGCAGCCTTGAGGAGACTGAAAGGGTTTTGGAAGATGTGCCGGTTAGTCCGATTTGGGCTGGCCCTGGCGGTACAGGGATATATGCGCCGTTGCCGGCTGACACTCTTGTGGTAATAGGCTATGTGGAGATGAATCCCTCTTACCCTTATATACAGGGCGTTTGGGGGGAGTTTTATAATGCAGCAGATTTTCAGCCGGATGAGTGTTTAATCACAAGCGGCGGCCAGACAATTAAGGTGAAGGGAAAGGAGATTGAGATAAATGGCGGTGCTCATGGCGGCTTGATAAGAATAGAGGAGTTAAAAACCAACCTCCAGAAGAACACGGAAATCCTATCACTCATACTGTCGGTTGTTAGATCGCCGGTGCCAATTGCAGAGCCTGGGTCCGGTTCTCCATCAGCTCTGCAAGGTGCTCTGAGGGCCGCCCTTCTCGGTAGAAGCGTTGCAGACTTTTCACGTATAGAAAACACAAGGGTGAGGCATGGCTGAACTAGAGAAGTTCGGAAGGGATATCCGACTAGATCGTCATGGCGACGTAATTTTCACATCCGATGGTGATGTCGAAGCGGCCACCGGCGGGCACCTAGTTGCCCAGGATATCCGCACTGAAGTGATTTTAAGCCCCGGTGCATGCTTTTGGGCACCAACATTTGGCCAAGGCCTTGGGGAAGCTCTCAAAGGTCCTGACACATTCGACGTGGAAACAGCTCTTAGAGCCGCAGCGTTTAATGATGAACGAGTTTCCTATGATTCAGTTTCAACAAAGAGACTGCCAAATGGGCACTACCTGTTATCCTTTGTGCTTTTTGATGGCACAACACCGTTAGAGTTATTTTTTGATCTCAAGGAGAATCTTGGTGACTTGGATTGATAAATCGGAAGAAGAAATACGCAACCAGGTTCTTATTATCGCCAGGGAAGAAACCGGGCTGAGCTCCTTTAAGGAGGGTGGTGTTCTTAGGGGGTTGATTGAGACGTATTCCAAGAGCGTGTATTCACTCTATCAAGATGTGATGAATTTCTACGGTGGTCAGTTTACCTACCTGCGAGCTACCGGAACAATGCTAGATTTGCGAGGGCGAGAACTCGGTGTGCTACGGAGAGAGGCGAGAAAAACCAAGGGGGTGATTCAGATAATTGCTACAAAAAGCGGCAATATCTCCCAAGGCGTGTGGTTTGTTACAAATGGAGGACTAAGATACAAAACATCCGCCGAGATTACCTTTCAGGCTGGTCGAAACAATGTTGCCGTGGAAGCTGAATTTCCTGGTGCCGTTTACAATATTCTGCCTGGTACACTCATACGCTCAACTGCAGTACTGGATGGTATTAGTGGTTTCACTATTCCCTCTGGTTGGATAACCACTCAAGGGCGTGATGATGAATTTGACGAGGATTATCGCAAGCGAATCGGAGCCAAATGGGATAGTCTGGGCACTGATAATCGAATTGGCAAATACGAAACAATAGCTCTTTCGATCAAAGGCATAGACGACGTGAAGGTCATCAGAGCGCCTCGAGGTTCAGGATCTTTGGATGTGGTGATAGCGTCTTATGCGTCTTCAATCACCGAGGCCATTATTACTGCCTTTAGGGATGCACTCGCCGATTCTTATCTACTAACTCGCAACATCGAAATCAAATCAGCGACACCGAAAAATCAGGAATTCGTACTCAACTTCTCAGGCTCTGCCTCAAAGGTCCAAGTTCAAAACACTCTGAGGATTTGGCTCCAGCGCCGTAGAATCGGCGAGAACGTAACGATGCACTCTCTCTATAAAGATGTGCTTTCTCAGCTAGATATCGATCATTTTGAATTTGAAAAACCTACGAGCGACATAATGGTTGATGAGGCGGCCAAAATAGAGCCAACGTCAATTGTGGTCAACAGGGAAGAATGATGGGAGCCATTTGGAATTGGATTGAGAAAGATCTTTCACCGCCTGGGATTCATCAGAAGAATCGGCGAAGACTATATCGAATTGCTGGGCGTATTGCCCAACAGGTCGCGGACGATATAGCGAAATCAAAAAGGGAATTTTTTGCCTATACTACGAGTCGACTAGATATTCACGGCAAAAGCAAAAACCTGCCTCGTTTTCCTTTTGACACTGATGATAGCTACCGGATGCGGCTCGTCTCTGCAGCAGATGAGCTCTCTTCGACCGGTGAAGAGCTACAACTGGCGGAATTTTTAAATTCATACGTGCCCGGGCGTTGGTTGCGAAAAGATGCGACTCGGGATTATTTCCTTGTTGGCAAGGCCAAAGTTGGAGTCACCCCGATTGGACGAACCGCAGCGTTGGTCTTGTATGTGTTCGATTTGATCCCACAAGAAAAACAAAGCATCAGCGCCTTCTTGGATTGGTTTCTGGGGCCAGATATAGAGTTTGTGATTCTTCGAGAAGGTATAAATGATGTCGGGGCGCTTGAAAGATTTATGAATTCTTATGTACCCGAGCGCTGGCGAAAAACGGATAGGACGGTCGGTTTCTTTCATGTTGGCGCCGGGGATTTTGCGAAGGTTGGTGTTGCAAAAATAGCAGATGAGACTGAGCTGCTTTTCGAAGTTGACGATTTGACAGCCACAGAAAGGCAGGAAATAGAGGATTTTTTGGAATGGTTTTTTGCGGAAACCACGAGGTACATATTGCAGGCAGCTAACTAGGAGGAAAAATGGATAAACGGAACTTTGTTTTCAATTATGTTATGAAAAAAAGTGATTTTGATGACCTTCAAAATGACGCTGAAAGGGGGTTAAATGATCTCGGAAAAACCATCGTCGGAAAAAGTATTGTCGCTGGGCTATCGGTCACGTTTTCAGGAACAAATGCGACGATAGGATCCGGTATTGCCTTCGATGGTGCCGGAAAACCAATTAGAATTGACGATTCGATGGATGTAGATATAAGCGCAATTGCCCGACCTGAAATAGACAAGATAAAATGGGTCACTGTGGTTGTGAAGCATGCCTATAGGAATCAGGGCTCGATTACCGATGGTAACAATATGATCTGGCCAGCACGCTTGATTGATCATTATACGACTGAGCTGATAGAGGGAACCCAAGGCACCGCACAGGCCGCCACAAAGCCAGCAGTTACAGACGAACAGGTTCCCCTGGTAGATATCAAAGTGGATCAATCTACCGCCTGGGCCAGCTTAGAAACTGAATCCAACCGACGACCGAATCCGATGCCTAATATCTTGGATATAGTTTATCCTGTGGGCTATCTCTATGCTCAGTATCCAGGGGGGCTTACTCCCAGCGGCATGCTTTGGCCTGGGACTTGGGAGGCGCAGTTTGAGACTGAGGGTGTATTTTTTAGAACCCCAGGGGGGCAGGCATCTAGTTTTGGTTCAGGGATCCAAGAAGACGCGATGCAACGCATAACTGGATACCTTGGAAGAACCAACAATTATGCGGGCAGGATAGGTACACCTACTGGAGTTTTTAGTGGCGTCTCTAGCGGGAGTGCTACAGGCATAGGCAGAGGGCGTTCGGATGGTTATACGGGGATTAGCTTCGACTCGTCTAGCTCCATCTCGCCTAATGCTGCAAAAACCAATGATGTGGAAACCCGTTCTCGCAACCGAACCTTTAGAATTTGGAAGCGAACAGCATGAGAGGAGATGATTATGATATACGCGACAGTAAAGAATAATATAGTACAGAGCATAGTTTGTGGGGAGGCCCCCGAGGGTGCGCTTCCTTACCCCGACAACGCCGAAATTTTTAGTGGCTGCGATGTGCGATTTTTCACCACCCAGGGTGAAAGGATGAGTGTAGACGCGGCGAAGGCCGCAAGGCTTATTACCGTCGGGGCTAACCAGAGCGCAGTTTGGGAAAATGGTAAGTACATAGTGAAGCACGATTATACGAATACCGACTACTGGGTTAAGTCCACGAGAGAAAAGCGCAAGCTAAGGTTAGGTGAGCAGCCGGATTCCACCCTCACTACAGTAGAGCCAACAGACCCCGAAGCCGCATGGCAGAGTAACGCTTGGGTGGTACCCCGGACAGTCAAAGAGAGGCGTATACGCGAGAGGCGTGACTCACTCCTGGTTGAATCGGACTACCTGCTTATGCCGGATTATCCAATAGCGTCCGCAGCTAAAACCAACTGGCAGACCTACAGACAGGCGTTAAGAGATGTGCCTGCTCAGACTGGTTTCCCCGATAGAGTGCAATGGCCCACAGCGCCCGCTACAACTGAAACTGAGTGA